GCCGGATTTAAGCGATAAAGAAATCATCAATGTAGATGGTGAGGATTTTGAATTACTTAAAAAAGAAATAGATACAGTTTTTGTAGAAAAAGAAGTTAAAGTAACAAAGTATGTACCAAAGTACATTACAAAAGAAGTAATTAAGGAAGTTGAGATACCAGTAGATGTAGATTCACTTGCAATTATTAAAGATTACTTCTCAAAAGTAACAGTTAAGGATACATTAAATCTTGCATATGACTTTCCAGAGGTAGTTACCGATTCATTGGGTAACAAACCAAGTGGAGATTTAGGATTTGGTATTCTTACTGATGTTATCTCACAAAACAGAATCGAATCAAGAGAAATTGATTGGTTCTTTAAAATTCCAACTGTTTACAATACTACAATTGTAAAAGAGTTACCTAAAAATGAATTCTACTATGGATTAGGACTTGGTGTTGACCAAGTAAATGGTTTTGGTAGTTTTAGTGTTAATGGATTGTTAAAAACTAAGAAGATGAACATCTATGGATTAAACATAGGTTTATCAAATCAACTTGGTGAATACAAACCATTCGTTGGAACATCACTATATTGGAAAATAGGTAAAAAATAAATGGCTAAAGCTTCTTTAAAGGATATTATAAAACTTGAGTATCAGAAATGTGCTGGAGACCCAATCTACTTTATGAAAAAGTATTGTATGATTCAACATCCAGTTCGTGGTAAGATACCATTTCACTTATATCAGTTTCAAGAAAGAACTTTAGACCAATTCGCTGAACATCGTTATAACATTATCCTTAAATCTCGACAAACAGGTATCTCAACCTTAACTGCGGGATTTTCACTTTGGAAAATGTTATTTAATCAAGATTTTAATGTATTAGTAATTGCAACTAAACAAGAAGTTGCAAAAAACTTGGTAACAAAAGTAAGAGTAATGAACCAATACTTACCAAGTTGGTTAAAACAAACAACAGTAGAGGATAACAAACTATCTCTACGATACTCCAATGGTTCTCAGATAAAAGCAACTTCAGCCGCTGGTGATGCTGGTCGTTCTGAAGCACTATCCCTTTTGGTATTTGATGAGGCAGCGTTCATTGATAAGATTGAAGATATTTGGGTATCAGCACAATCAACACTATCTACTGGTGGTAATGCGATTATCCTTTCTACTCCAAATGGTGTTGGAAATTTCTTTCACAAAACTTGGGTAGGTGCAGAAGAAGAAGAAAATGGATTCAATACAATTCGATTACATTGGAGTGTGCATCCAGAAAGAAACCAAGATTGGAGAGATGAACAAGAGGTACTATTAGGACCAAAAGGAGCGGCACAAGAATGTGATTGTGATTTTGTTTCTTCAGGTGATACTGTGATTGACCCACAACTTCTAATGTTCTACAAAGAATCATTTTGTCAAGAACCAATGGAGAAAACAGGTTTTGATGGAAACCTTTGGAAATGGGAATATCCAAACTATAATAAATCATATATGGTTGTTGCCGATGTTGCTCGTGGAGATTCAACCGATTATTCAGCTTGCCATGTAATTGATATAGAAGAAGCAACTCAAGTAGCAGAATACAGAGGTAAATTAGATACAAAAGATTTTGGAAACTTCTTGGTATCACTTGCAACTGATTACAATCAAGCATTACTTGTAGTTGAGAACGCAAATATAGGTTGGGCAGTAATTCAACAAGTAATTGATAGAGGATATGGAAATCTTTTCTACATGAGTAAGGATTTAAAGTATGTAGATGTTGAGCATCAAATGTCAAACAAGTATAGAGCACAAGAAAGAAACATGGTTGCAGGATTTTCAACAACTTCTAAAACAAGACCACTTATTATTTCTAAATTAGATGATTACTTTAGAGATAAATCAGTAACAGTTCGTTCAACACGATTAATTGATGAATTATTTACTTTTATATGGAGAGGAAATAGAGCAGAAGCAATGCAAGGATATAATGATGATTTGGTTATGAGTTTTTCAATCGGATTGTGGGTTAGAGATACTGCATTGAGATTAAGACAAGAAGGAATTGATTTAACAAAACAAGCATTGGGTGGTATTGGAGCACACCAATTAGATATTGCAGGTATGGGATTCGGTGGTAACACCCAATTAGAAGAAAATCCTTGGAAACAACGAGTAGGGGATAGAGATGAGGATTTAACTTGGTTAATTAAATAAATCTATATTTATATAGTAAGGAGAAAATATTATGATTTCAATGAAAAAATTACTTAATGAAAACGAAAGTTACTGTAATGAGTACTTTGTAGAAAACTATCACGATATAAAAGAATTTTGTGAATTCATGAAATCGTATAAATCTGATATCAACGAGGCAGAATATCAAGGAAGAAAAGTAAAACTTGGTAAACCAATGCAGGGTGATGTTAAAAAGTTCAAAGTATATGTTAAAAATCCCCAAGGTAATGTAGTAAAAGTAAACTTTGGTCATAAAGGAAAAGGTGGAGAGAAAACAATGACAATCAAAAAGAATAATCCTGAAAGGAGAAAATCTTTTAGAGCAAGACATAATTGTGATAATCCAGGTCCAAGACACAAAGCTAGATACTGGTCATGTAGAGCATGGTAAAAACAAACAAATAAAGGTTATAATTTAAATTAGGAATAAAATGGCAGATACTTCATGGTAAAAGAAGAGTTGTTGATACCGATGAAAGACAACAAACGAATCTATCATCTCTAAGAGATAGATACACTAAGATTCAGAAATCTTTCTTCGAACAAGCAGGTGGTGCACAATCAATGGCATACCAACAAGTTCGTAGAGAGGTATTCAGAGATTATGATGCAATGGATAACGACCCAATATTAGCATCAGCATTAGATATATACGCAGATGAATCAACATTAAAGAATGAATTTGGTGATACACTTTTAGTTCATTCTGATAATCAAAAAGTACAAGATTTACTTACAAACTTATTTTACGATGTTCTTAATGTTGAATTCAACTTATGGCCATGGGTAAGAAATATGTGTAAGTATGGAGATTTCTTCTTAGGTTTAGAAATCGCTGAAGGTAAAGGTATCGTAAATGTTACACCTCATTCAGTTTACAACACAGAAAGATTAGAAAGAACAGACCCATCGAATCCAAACTCAGTAAAGTTTAAAATTACTGAGGACCCGAATGGTAAAGAAGAATATGAAAACTTTGAAATCGCTCACTTTAGATTATTAGCAGACACAAACTGGTTGCCGTATGGTAAATCTATGATTGAGAATGGAAGAAGATTGTGGAAACAATTATCTCTAATGGAAGATGCTATGTTGATTCACAGAATCATGAGAGCACCAGAAAAAAGAGTATTCAAAGTGGACATAGGAAATATCCCTCCAACAGAGGTTGATAACTATATGCAGAGAATCATCAATAAAATGAAGAAAGTTCCTTTCGTTGATAGAAATACTGGTGATTACAACTTAAAGTACAATATGCAAAACCTAACTGAAGATTTCTACTTACCAGTTAGAGGTGGTGATAGTGGTACAAACATTGAAAACCTTGCAGGTTTAGAATACGCAACTATCGAAGATATTGATTACTTAAAAAACAAATTGTTTGCAGCACTAAAAATTCCAAAAGCTTATTTAGGATATGAAGAAAACATCAATGGTAAAGCAACACTTGCTGCTGAAGATGTTAGATTTGCAAGAACAATTGAAAGAATACAAAGAACAGTAGTTTCAGAATTAACAAAAATTGCAATCGTTCATTTATATGCACAAGGTGTTACTGATTCAGAAATGACAAACTTTGAATTAGGATTAGTAAATCCATCTACAATTTACGAACAAGAAAAAGTAAACTTGTGGAGTGAGAAAATTAGATTGGCTCAAGATATTCAAAGTTTAAATATGTTATCTAAAGAATGGGTATATGAAAATATATTTAAAGTTTCTGATAATGAACAAGACCATCAAAAAATTAAAATTATTGATGATATCAAAGATAGATATAGATACAGAATGATTGAAGATGAAGGTAACGACCCTGCATTGGAAGATGAAGAGCCAGATGATATTGAAGAATCATTGGAAGCTTTGAAACAAGAAATTAAAGATAAAGGTGGTAGACCGAGAGAAGGTGGAACTTATGGAAAAGATAAACACCCACTTGGTAGAGACCCACTTGGTGATAAAGAAAGAACAAAAGAAAGAAATAGAACTTCTGAAGAGAAGGCTATAAAAATGATTTCAGGTATCGCATCAAAACGAAAGTATTTACATGAAATTAAAGGTATGTTAGATGAAGATAACATACTTGACGAGTAAAAATTTCCTTTAACTTTAGATTTTTATATTTATATATGGGAATTTTTACTATATCATAATAGGAATAAAATAAGATGAGAAAAATAAAACATTCAAAATTTAAGAATACTGGTTTTCTTTTTGAGCTTTTAACAAGACAAGTTACCCTTGAAATTATCAATGGTAGTGAAGAAAAAGCAAAAGGAATAATTAAGGAATTCTATGGTAAAGGTACTGAAATGTCTAAAGAATTAAGACTATTTAACCTTTTAATTAACGAAAAATATAATACAGAATCAAAAGCTGAAAAGTTTATTGATGTTGTGTTAGAAGCACATACAAAAATAGATTATAAATCACTTCAACGAGAAAAATATAATCTTGTAAAATCTATCAAGGAGAACTTCGAAATTAACAATTTCTTATCTTCCCCTGTAACAAACTATAAAATTTTAGCTTCAATACATAAATTGTTTGAAGGTAAAAAGAATGATGTCCTTGATATTAAAGATGTATTCGATTCAAAACTAACTCTTGTAGAGCATATCTCATCAAATTCCCAAACTACATTGAAAGCGAAAGAAGATAAGTTAGTAGAAGAATACAGAAAACAAGAGAAAGACCTCAGATTGTTGACATATAAAATTCTTGTTGAAACTTTTAACAAAAAATATACATCTTTAGATGAATCACAAAAAGGTTTATTAAGAGAATATATTAATAATGTTAATAACACTTCAAAGTTCAACGAGTATTTTGAATCAGAATTAATCAAAACCATTACTGAATTACATACAATGTATAAAGGAATGAAAGATAAGATTACAAAAATCAAGTTGAAAGAAACTATAAATGTTTTAAAGAAGCAAAAGGTTGGTAAAAAGATTACTGATGAGCAAGTTTCAGCTTTGATGATGTCTTATGAGTTGATTAAGGAGATAAAAAATGTCAATGGAAAAAAATCTTAAAGAAATCTTAGATGAAATTCTTGATGAAGTTCAAAAAGAATTAGATGAAGCCACTACAACAGGTAATGTAGATGGTTATCAAACTCCTTACGCATTCTCCAAAGGAAACAAACACAAAAAAAGAAAAAAGAAAATAGCAACACAACTTGGTTATTCAGTTGTGGGTGGTGATATTGATAATATCAACGAAGCTAAAGTAAAAAGACCAGTAAATCGTTGGTTAGAATTAAAAAACGATGAATCAATGCATCCTCATAAGAAGATGGCAATGGGTCTAAAAGAATTAAAGTATCAATTAAGAGAAGTTGAGAAGTTTTTCAATTGGTATAATAAAATAAAAACGATTAATGAGTTGGATTCTGATAAATATTGGAAAAGAACAAATAGACATATTTATAGTATAAAAGAGAAACTAATCAAAATCGCTAAAACAATACAGGAGATTGAAAAATGAAAATAACAAGAGAACAACTTAAAAATATAGTCAGAGAAACTTTATTAGAAGAATCTGAATACCAAAAGTTTTTTAAAAAAGCATTAGAAAAAGCTGGTAAATCTATTCCTTCTATGTCTGATGAAGAAAAGAAATCATTCTTTAACAAGATTGAAAAAACTTGGAAAGGTAGAGGAAGTAAAAATGAAAGATTTGGAAGAGGAGCACAAGGACCTACTTTTGGTTCACAAGAACTTGATGAAGTAAATCCTAAATCATCTGAAATTGGTAAAGGTGATAATAAGAAACCATCTAAAGATGCTTCTGATTCATCTAATGTAAAGTAAAAAAATGACTAAGAGAGAGTTGTATGATATCATCAATGAGGAAATCGTTAATGTTAAAAAAGGAACAATTAACGAAGAACTCACCGAATCTGATAAAGATTTAATAAGAAAAATCATCAGACAAGAGGTATCTGCAATCTTTTTTGATTTGTTTAAGAAAAGAAAAACTTGGGGAGCATAATGAACAATTTATTAATAGAAACAAGATTATTCGAAGGAAGGGTAAACGAAGATGATAGTGGAAGAACTATCGTTAAGGGTATTCTACAAAGAGCTGGTGCAGAAAATCAGAATGGTAGAATATATCCTAAACCTATCCTTATGAGAGAGGCAAAGAAATACGAAACACTTATTAAAGAAAGAAGAGCATTAGGTGAATTAGACCATCCTGATTCTTCTGTAATCAACTTAAAGAATGTATCTCACAATGTAAGAGAAATTCATTGGGATGGTGATGATTTAGTAGGAACAGTTGAGATTTTACCAACTCCAAGTGGTAACATCTTAAAAGAACTTCTACAAGCAGGTATTCTATTAGGTATATCATCAAGAGGTATGGGTTCAGTAGAACCTTTATCAGGTGGTAAAGTTCAAGTAGGTGAAGATTTTGAATTGATTGGTTGGGATTTTGTTTCTAACCCATCTACTCATGGAGCATTTATGGTTCCTATGAACGAATCTGTGAACAAACAACTTCAATCACAAACAGCAGTTTGTAATGAATGGTGTAAGGCACAAGATATGATGAGAGAAATTATAACAGAATTAAATTAAGGTTATGGGATTTAATGTACAGGACTTTATGTCCAAAAATAAGTTTAAACTTGGAACAGTTGAAAGAGAAGTTGGTTCTAAAACTGCAAAGAGTTATAACGATATAAGAAAAACAAATTATGAAGTTAAGTTAACCGAAGATGGTAAACTTGATTTATACACACATAAAAAGGAGAAAAAAGAATTATGATTAAATTGGGTGGACTTATCGATTTAAAACCTTTACAAGAAGAAAAGGCTTTTACTGCTACAAGTAAAGAAACTGGTAATGTTTCTGTATTTAAAACAAAAGCAGCTAGAGATGCTGCTGTAAAAGCAGGTACTCATGAAAAAAGAAAATCAGATAAAGATACCGCAGTTGATGTTCCTGGTGGAGAAGATAAACCTAAAGTAAACATCTTCAAAAGAGATAGTGATAGAGATTCAAAGGAACGCCTAAAGAAAATGAAAAAAGATAGAGAAGAAAAGGAATTTAATTCTTTATATGCTGCAGATGATTTCCAAGATACAGTTGATGACCTCGAAGGTAAGATATCCGATGAGGATTATCAAGAAATAAAAGATAATTTAGAAGGTTTGGCAAACCTACAAATAGATTTAGAAGATATTGATAGGGATGAGGATAATGAAGAGTGGGGAATGCAACAAGATATAATCGATGCTGAAGTAGATGATTTAAAAGGACTTATAAAACAAGCTATTAGTAAATCTAGTGATTCTAAAGATGAACCTAAATCAGAACCATCTAAACCAAAATTAGAATCAGACCCTCAAGCTGAAAAAGTTGCTGCTGAGATTTCTAAAAAATATGGTATTACTCCTGAAAAAATGGGTGAAGAAGATTTTAAAGTTGCAATGGGTAGAGCTGTTTATTCGGCATTACAAAACTCTAACTTCCATAGTGAAGCAAGAGAGTTAATTGCAGTATTAGAAGATAAACCAGAACTTTCAAAAAGACCAGATTACCCTTCAATAGACGATGATGATTATCAGGAGAAAATGGATGTAATCAGACAAAAATATGCTTCTACATATACTGAGAGAGATGATTATTCATCGGCATTAGGAAGAGAAACTTCAGATGCAGCTGAATGGGATGGTATTAAATCAGTAGGAACTTTAACCAAACAACTAAGAGCTAATGGTATGAGTGAGTTTGCTGATAAAATCGAATCTATCTTTGATAAGAAAGAATACATGAAAAAAGAAGGTAGAATTTCTATTTCAAATCTTGTTAAAGAAAATATAATCAACGAAGGAACTCGTTCACAAGTTGGTATCATTGATAGAAGTGGTAAGATTGCATCAGCATATGTTCACTACGATGGTTATCCATCAAATATGAAACCAGGTCTTAAAAAACATATGAAGAATGAAAAAGATGTTCTTCAACTTATTAAAAAAGGTGGTGCAAGAGGAATCTATAATGATAAAGATATTGAATACTACAAAAGTGGAAAACCAACTAAAGGTAATTTAAAAGATTTTGGAGGATATGTAGATACTGCAGATAGAAGTGGTGGAGCAGAATATGTATATTTATACAATATGAAAGATAAGAAATGGTATTTCGCTGATGTATATGGTGATAAAAAATTAAAAAAATTATTTTAAGGAGAGAACAATGAAACTAACCCAACTATTAAAAGAAAACGAAGAAAGACCTCTATCTAATGAGGTTAAAAGACATTTTCTTGAAATTGTTTCAACTTACAACAAGTATCAAGAATCAATGGATAGAAAATCTGATATTACTCAAGTGGCAGAAACCCTTGGTGGTATTACTGAAGCTGCTAGAACACTTGCAATCAAAGAAGCTGGTGATTGGTTCGATAAACATACTGTAAAGAGAAACATGAGTGAATTAGATAAGTTGGGTAAACAATTCGATAAAGTTGCAGTAGAAGCTAGAAACCTTGACCAAAGAATGGCAGGGTTGTATGAAGATATGGGACACATCCTTTCAAGATACTATAAGTTCGGTGAGATTACTGAAGATGAAATGAAAAACAGATTAGGTATCAACGAATCTAAAGAAGATTGTGGTTGTGGATGTAAAGGAACAACAGAGGGTGGATGTAACGAATCAGTAAATGAAGTTTCTGATTCAGAAATCAAAAAAATTATAAAGAAAAAAGAAAGAGGTGGACCATATACTATTATAGCTAGAAATGGAAATAGGATAGTTGCTAACTCCCCAAAATCTTATGAAAAAGTTGAAGATGCGATTAAGATGTATCACAAATTAAATAAAAAGCATGGAAGAAGAAATTCGATTTCTATTGAAGATGGATATGGTAGAACTGTATTTATGGAATCTCTAAACGAACAACCCGTTACAGTTCACAACAGAACTTCTAATGGAAACATAGTTACAGTATTAAGAGAATCGGATTTAAACGAAGAAGAAACTAAACTTTATGAGTTTGGTAAAAAAGTATCTCGTTTAATGGAAAAAAATTGTCCAACAAACCCCTCTAAGTGGTCATCTTACAAATCACAAGCTAAACAAAAGTTTGATGTTTACCCATCTGCATACGCAAATGGTTGGGCAGCAAAAAAATACAAAGCAGCTGGTGGTGGTTGGAAAAAGTGTTAAGGAGTAACAATGGAATTCGTATCTTATATAGAAACAAGAAAAGGTAAAAAATTACTTAAAGTATTTAAGTCTAAAAGAGCAGTAGATATGTTCTTAAAGAAAAATACCGATAAAATTTTATCAAAGAGCGGTATTGAATCAGTTGGTTCAATGTCTAAAAGAGATTGGGATTCTAAAGAAGCCAAATACGCAATAAACGAAGTTGGTAAGGGTAGTAATTGGGCAGAAAAATATGTAAATGATACTAATTTATATAAAAAATTAAATTGGTATATGAAGATGGGCAAAGGTGTTGAGAAAAAAATCAAAGGTAAAGAATTTGTAATAATGTCCGATGGCAGTGCTCTTATATGGAATGCCAAAACATCTGATTGGGAATTGTATAAACCAAAAAGAATAGATAAAAAAACAGGTAAACCAATTTATGAATCAGTAAACGAAGCAGCAATAACTTATGGTATTGAATATAAATCATCTAAAAAAGATAGAAAATTCAAAAAAGCATCTTTAACAAAAACAACACACAATCCTAATATAGATAAAATGATGATAAAGGCTATTTCTAAAGATGCCAAATCATTAGCAAAACAAGATGGGTGGGTTGATTATAGAATAACCAAAGATGGTGTACCTGTAAAAGAATCAGTAAACGAAGGTAAAAAAAGATACTACCAAAAAGATGGTATTGGTAAATCAAAATATACAATCTCTTACCACGATGGTAAAAAGAAACACAAAGATGGTAGTGATTTCTTTGATATCCAAATTTTCAGAAACAAAAAAGATTTAGCAAAGTTCGTTAACAGTTTACACAAAGGTGGATATGTTTATGGATTCGGTGAATCAGTAAAAGAATCATCAAAGTATAGACATTTATATTATACAAACGAAGATAAAAAACAAATCAAAGATTTAGTAAAAAAAGTTAAACACGAAAAACTATTTTACGATGTACTTGATACCATGGAAAAAAAGTATGGTAAAAGAAAGTATAGAATTTGGTTAGAAAAATCCCTAAGAGATTTTGGACTAAATCCAAAACACTACGATTACAGAACTAATGCAGCTGCAGAAGAAAAATTATTCCAACTAGGTAAATAATGAAACTCCAAGATATCATAGACGAGATATTTGAAGAAACTACAAATGAAGATTTGAAAAACTGGTTCAAATCAAAGTGGGTAAACATTGGTAAAAAAGATAAGAGTGGTAAACACCCACCATGTGGTACAAGTGGTAAGAAAAAAGGATATGCTAAATGTGTTCCTGCCAAGAAAGCCGCATCCATGAGTAAAAAAGAAAAAGAATCTGCAACTCGTAGAAAAAGAGCAGCACAAAACAAAGCAAATAGAGGTGGTTCTCAATCAAGAGGGCAAGGTAAAAAACCTATCAATGTTTCTACTCATACAGGTGGTAAAAAAAGTGGAACTGGTAAGGGTTCTTAAAAATAAAAATATATATATTTATAATTGTTACATTAAATAAAGGAGAATGAGTAAAAAGAAAAAATTAGTTTCTGTTAAAGTTATCAAAGGAGATATTAACAGAGCATTAAAAAAATTCAAAAGAGGTGTTATGGAATCTGAACACCTACTAGAACTGAGAGAAAGAAAATACTACATTAAACCCAAAACAGTTCGTAGAAAAGCAAAACAACAGGCAATCAGAGAACAACAGAAGTTAACTATATTAGAAAAAATAGAAAACGGAGACCCAAAAGCCTCATTACTTTTAAGAAAAAAGAAAAGAAAAAAATCAAATAAACCACAAAATAAAAATAAATCTACTCAAAAATAACTTTTTTGTTATAGATTGTATATTTATATACTGAATAACCTACCGAATGTAGGTTTTATACTTAGGTTAATGAATACCCACGAATTCTTATGTAGGGTGACCAAAAAAACCTTGAAACTAATCTTATTGAAAATCCCTTAATATTTTCACGAAACAAAACGAAAGGTAACTATTATGGCAAATTCAAATTTGTTAAAAGAGGCTATCGCTGATGCAAAAGCTGTTAGAGAAACTGCAATTGCTAATGCCAAAATCGCTCTTGAAGAGGCTTTCACTCCTAGACTACAGTCTATCTTATCTCAAAAACTTCAGCAAGAAATTGAAGGAGAAGATGAAGATAAAGAAGAAGTAGAAGAGGGAACTTACAACGCTGACGGTGAGGAAGAAATTACTGCTGAAGGTGAAGATAAGGACGAAGAGGAAGTTAATGAAGAGTACGATAAAGATGATGCTCCTGATGCAGGTGCTTCTGATATCGGTGATGGAGACAATAAGCAACCAGCAGATGATGCTAACTCATCATCAGATGTAGCTCAAGGAAATCCTGATACGGATGTTGAGTCTAGTGAAGTAGGTTCTGAGGATGAAAATTCTGAGAAAGCTGCTGAAATTAGTGAAAACGAAGAATCAGAAGAAGAAGAAGATTCAGTAGAAGAAAACTACGAAGAAGATTCTCACGAAGAAGAAGATTCAGTAGATGACGAACTTGATTTAGAATCAATTATCAAAGAACTAGAGGCTGAACTTTCTGAAGAAGAAGGTGCAGACCACGAAGAAGAACTTGATAGTGAGGAAAAAGAAGAAGTTGGAGATATCGCTGATGACGCTGTTGATTCTCATGAAGATGAGAAACACGAAGAAGAAGTTGAAGAAACTTATTCTGAAGAAGAAGATTCTGAAGAAGAAGATTTAGATGATGAAATCGATTTAGAAGAAATCCTAAGAGAAATGGGATATGGTTCTGATGAGGTATCTGAAGGTGAAGATTCTGAAGAAGAAAAAGAAGAAGTTGAAGAAAACAATGCATTGGAAGAAACTAAAGCTGAGTTAAACGAAGCGATTAGTACTATCAAAGAATTGAAGAAAACTATCAATGAGGTTAACTTATTGAATGCAAAACTTCTTTATACGAACAAATTGTTCAGAGCTTATGATTTAAACAACGAACAAAAACATAAAGTTGTTGAAACATTAGACAGAACAGGTAATGTAAGAGAAGTTAAATTAGTATTCTCAACTTTGGCTGAGAGTTTCAAATTTAATGGAACTGCAAAAAAACAAAAAGCTAGTAAGAAAATAAACGAATCATTCGCATCTAAACCAGTTGCATCAACTGCTCCTAAAAAGGAAGTAATTGCTGAATCAACTAATACGATGGCTGATAGATTCAAAAAACTTGCTAACATTAACTAATTAATAATTTTAAGGAGAGATAAAAATGGCAAATTTTGATTTATCTAAACTTATGGAAGGAAAGAACCCACAATCAGTAATGCTTGCAGAGACAAGAGAACTGAAAGGAAAATGGGAACAAACTGGACTTCTTGAAGGTTTAGGAGAAAGAGAACAATCACAGATTTCTGTATTGTTAGAAAACCAAGCAAAACAATTGCTTGATGAAGCTACACAGACTGGTACATCAGCTGGTAGTGAAGAATGGAGTGGGGTAGCCCTTCCATTAGTAAGACGTATCTTCGGTGAAATCGCATCGAAAGAATTCGTTAGTGTACAACCAATGAACTTACCATCAGGTCTTATATTCTATTTAGACTTTAAGTATGGTACGGCTCAACCAGGTAATCCTGGATTCTCTGGAAAATCTTTATTCGGTGGTGATGGTTCGGACTTAGGTTCAACTAATGTTGCTGAAAATGGTTTATACGGTGAAGGTAGATTTGGATACTCAATTAATGATGTATCTGATGATGTTGCTGTTGCAGATTTAACATTCGCAACTGCATCATGGGCAGAAGTAGGATTCGATTCATCACTTTCAGCTTCAATAGCTGCAGGTGCGATTCAAAAAATTACTTTTGACAATGGTTCAACAAATGACTTAACAAGACCTGATATTGATGGTGTAAGAAGTTTCTACATTTCTTCATCTGATTTCTCAAGTGCTGATGCATTTTACCCAGCACACTCATCTGCAACTGCAGCTGGTGCATTCACATTCTTCGCGAACTGTGGAGCAGGTGCTGTAAAAGCTGATGATTTAACTGTTAAGTATGCACAACAACCAGTCGCTGAAAACAGAGGTGACTTTGAAGATGGAAACGCTGGTGGTGTTTCTAATGTAGGTGATGATTTAGGTATTCCTGAAGTTGACCTTGAATTGAAGTCTGAAGCAATTGTTGCTAAGACAAGAAAATTAAAGGCTGTATGGACACCTGAACTTGCTCAAGACCTTAACGCTTACCACTCAATTGATGCAGAAGCTGAATTAACTTCTATGTTATCTGAGTACATCTCATTAGAGATTGACTTAGAAATCTTAGATATGTTAAAAGCTAACGCTTTAACAACTGAGTACTGGTCAGTAACTTTAGGTGAAGAGTACAATGGTTCATCGTGGGTTGCAGGTTCTAACTCTGCTGCTTATACTAAGAACTCTTGGTTCCAAACTTTAGGTGCTAAACTTAACAAAGTTTCGAACAAGATTCACCAATTAACTTTAAGAGGTGGAGCTAACTTTATTGTTGCTTCTCCTGATGTATGTACAATTTTAGAATCAATCCCAGGATTTACAGTTTCTGCTGATAAAGATGCTTCATCTTTCGCAGCTGGTGTATCTACTGTTGGTTCAATTGCAAACAGATATACAGTTTACAAAAACCCTTACATGACTTCAAACGAAATCTTGTTAGGATTTAAAGGAAGTAATTTCCTTGAAACTGGAGCTGTTTATGCACCGTATGTACCATTAATCATGACACCTCTTGTATATGACCCAACTAACTTTACTCCTCGTAGAGGTGTAATGACTAGATATGCTAAGAAAATGGTAAGACCAGAATTCTATGGTAAAATCTATGTTAAAGACTTAAACTTAGTATAATCTAAATTTAAATCTTAGTATTTAGGTCATTACAATTGTAATGATAGAATTAAGAGGGATTCCGAAAGGTTTCCCTCTTTTTTTTATTTTATACTCTCCTTTTGATTTATTTTATATTTATAGTAGTATAATTGATTAAGTAAGGAGAAAATATATGTCTCAAGCAAGGATTTGGACAGGTTCAGCAGATTTTACCTCAGGTTCATCGACCCCATTCGGTACATATGATTCAGATTCCTCTTTTCAACTAGATGCACCTAAAGTTGCATCATGGTGTGCGAAAAGATTAGGATATCCAATCATTGATATAGAATTACAAGGTGAAAACTTCTTCGCAGTATTTGAAGAAGCGGTAAGTGAGTATTCATCTCAAGTGAACCAATTTAATATAAGAAATAACCTCGGTTCTTTAGAAGGACAAGCAACAGGTTCAAACTATACTGGTCAATCAGTAATGGGTTCTGAACTTAATAATGTAACAACAATTGCAGAAACTTATGGTAACTTTGCAAATGTTGGTGGTAGAACTGATATAAAGAAAGATTATATTACAGTAAATACTAATTCCCAAGAATACGATTTACAAACCCTATTTGCAGATGTTTCAGAAAGTGGAGAACGAATTGATGTAACTAAAGTATTTTACGAATCATCACCCGCTATTCAAAGATTCTTTGACCCTTACTCAGTAAGTGGACAAGGAACTTTAAACTTAATTGATGAATTTGGATTTGGTTCATTCTCACCAGCGGCACAATTTATCTTGATGCCAATTTATGAGGATATGTTAAGAATTCAACAAATTGAATTTAATGACCAAATCAGAAAATCAGCACATACATTTAATATAGTAAATAATAAAATACAAATATTTCCAAAACCAACTTCGGAATATAGACTTTATTTTGAATATCAAGTTGTAAAAGATAGAAGAGAAAATTCTACTATCATAACTCCTAATGTAGTATCAGATTACTCAAATGTAGGATACAACTTTGCAGAATATCAAAAAATTAACGATGTTGGTAAACAATGGATTAGAAAATATACACTCGCTTTGGCAAAAGAGATGTTAGGTGCAATTAGAGAAAAGTACAATACAGTACCAATTCCTGGTTCAGAAGTTTCTTTAGATGGTGCAGCATTAAGAGCTGAAGCACAAACAGAAAAAGATACTCTTGTTGAACAATTAAGAGAAAATCTTAACGAGGTTAGTAAAAAAACAAGAATGGAGAATGAAGCAGCTATGGTTGAACAACAACAACAAGTAATGACTCGAGTTCCATTAAACATTTATGTAGGATAATATTATGCCAAAGTTCTTCAATGCAAAAGATTTAGATTTCATAAAAACTATCTCCGAGGAGGTGGTAGATTATGTAGTTGAACAAGCAGTAACCTTGTTTAAGGTATCTGTGGGCGAAACTAAAACTAATCTATATGGTGAATCTCTTGGTAAAGTTTGGAGAGCACCATCTACTGTTATGGCAATAGTAGATAGAGAACCTGCAAATGTTGTATATGAAGGATTTGGTGCAGATAGAAATCAAGCAGTAGAATTTAGATTTAATAGAATGAGATGTAGAGAAACTTCTTATTCAGTTCCAAAAATTAGAGATGTAAATGGTACTCTTGTACCAACTGAAGCAATACAAAACCTAACAGTTGGTTATCCTGAAATTGGTGATGTAATTCTTTTTGATGGTACATATTATGAAATTGATAATGTAAGAGAACATACATTAGTAGGGGGTCAACCAGAAATCTACGACCAAACAGATGGTTCATTCGATGATTCAAGAATGGTTCTAACTGCAGTTGCATTTATGGTAAGAAGAAGTTCAATACAAATTGATGAAAGGACATATCACTAATGGCAATAGACCCTTTAAAAAAATTACCTAAGAATAGAGCCCTACAATACAAAAAAGAAAGTATTGAAAAAGGAAAGGGAGTAAAATTATATGATGTTGATTTAGCAATCGCAGAACATATGATTGATACTGTATTGCCTACTGTTGAGATATTTGAAGAAAAACAAAAAGTACCTGTTGTATATGGTAATCCTGAAAGATGGAAATCAATACAAAAAGATGGATTTTTAAGAGATAAAAAAGGAATGTTACAAATTCCTTTGGTAATGTTTAAAAGAAATTCTATTGCAAGAGATGATGCTTTTGCAAATACAATGAATAGACATATATCTTACCCATCAATATCGAAATATTCAAAGAAACATAGATACGATAAATTTTCAGCAATGACTGGTACTAAAAAGCCAGTAGAATTCTATGATGTTGTAATGCCTGATTATGTAAACATTACATATGAAGTTATTATATGGACTGATTTTACAGAACACATGAATAAAATCGTAGAAGCATTCCAATATGCAACAGATGAATATTGGGGTGATAAAGAAGGTTTCAAATTTAGAGTAAAAATAGATAATTTTGATAATACAACAGAAGTAAGTGAAGGTACTCAAAGAATTGTAAGAACAAACTTTACAATGGCCGTTTATGCTTATCTATTACCAGAACAATTTGATAACGAAACAACTCATAAAAAATCATTATCACCAAAAAAGGTAGTTTGGGGTACTGAAACTGATTTAACAGGAGGAGAAATTTCTTTTTCAAAACAAACAGTTTATAATGAATACTCAGATGTAATTGATTTTATGTCAATAAGAGGTTCACAAGAAGCAACATTTGTAGATGCTGATTCATTCAAATTAACTAATGTAGAGTTACCTAAATTACCACCAGAGTTAGATGGAGTATTTGATACAAATGATTGGTTTAGAGTTTACATAAATGGTGTATTTGTTCCATCTGCAAAGTATTCTTATACTGGTTCTTATGTAGATAATGAAGTAGTATTTAATTTCTCGACAGGTTCGGTAGCAGCTGGTGGAGTATATCCTGATAATTTACAATCAAGTACAACTGATTTGGGTTATATTTTAGAGAATGATGATGAATTTGGTGTAACAGGTAAATTTAAGGAGTTATAATGGGTGTAAATGAATTAGTAAAAATATTAGAACAAGTACACGAACCAGATGAATTTCAATTGGTTGCACATGATTTAGACCATGAAGTATTTTATATATGGAAACTTGAAAATGGAAAAATGAAAGATTTAAATGTAAATTTAAGAGAATTTCGCAAGGAACATGCACGTTTTGATATATTTATTAATGGTCAATATATCTTAGAAAAAGATTATATAACCGCACATAATGGAAAAGATTTTTTAGTTAAATTTTTAAAATCAAACTTTCCATATGTTTTAGAAGCGAGTGATGATATAAAAATAGAGGGGGATATAGATTTAGTATGAGTAAATCAAAACCAAATATAATAACTCCTTTTGATGATAAACAAAGATTTAAAAATCTTGTACAAGAGATAATAAATGATACAACTATATTTACTCATGTACCTGATTCAATTAGTTTGAGTGGTGTTTTATTTACACTTACTTTTTCTAATAAGAAATTTGTTTATGAAGATGTAAAAGTAGATATAACATCAGATTATGTTGATGTTTATTTACAAGGAATAAAAAAAACTGCAGATTTGTACACAGTTATAGATAATGGAACAGATATAGTAATTAATTTTACTGAAAATATTACACTAAGACCAGAGGATATAGTGAATACAGATTTTTCAGTAAAAGGAAAGATAGTGAGTAGATAGAATGGCAACATTAATTCAAAGTAAACAGATAGAAGGTGTAGTAACCGCCTCGGTCATACAAGGAGATTTCCAAGTAGAGGCTGGTTCGGTTAACTTAACAGGTGCAAGTGGTGTATCTGGTTCTTTTAGTGGTTCTTTTATTGGTGATGGTAGTGGATTAACTAATATCCCTTATTCAAACATTACAGGTACTCCTATTTTCAAAGGTGGTTCAAATACTACTATTGCATCTTCTTCAAATATAATCACAATATCTTCAACTGGTGGAGGTGGTTCAACTGATATATCTCACCTAAATACATTTACAGCATCTTATTATACTGATTCTGCTTCTTTTGATACAAGAATTAGTGGTATATCCGCAAGTGGTAGTGGTGCTGATTGGAATGTAAACTTACAAAATATTCCAAGTGGATTAGTTAGTGGTTCTGTATTAAGAACTTTAGATGGAACTGGTGTTTTAAGTGGTTCAATAACAAATTATTTACCAAGTGGAACTGTTAGTGGTTCATCTCAAATAACATTTAGTGGATTAAGTGGTAAACCAAGTGGTTTAGTTTCATCATCAGCACAAATTACAGATGGTAGTGGAATTTTAAGTGGTTCGATTGTTGACCAACTCCCAAGTGGTATTATAAGTGGTTCAACATTTACTTCATTTTCATCTTCGGTAGATTCAAGATTAGATACTTTAGAAAACGCAACTGATAATACAGGTTCGGATACTCAATCACTTTCTATTAGTGGAGACCAACTTACAATATCAGATGGAAATACTGTAACCATACCAACAGGTAGTGGTACAGTACCAGCAGGAACAATTAGTGGTTCTGCACAAATAACATCATTTGGATTTACAAGTGGTTCTCATACCGATATTCCAAGTGGAACAATATCATCTTCGGCACAAGTAATTTCATCACTTCCAAGTGGAGTGATAAGTGGTAGTTCACAACTTCCAAGTGGAACTATTAGTGGTTCAACTCAAATCACAGATGGAAGTGGAATCTTTAGTGGTTCACTTGTAGCTGGAACAAATGTAACAATAAATCAAGATGGTGATAACTTTATTATATCATCTTCGGCAAGTGGTGGTGGTTCTGTGCCAGCAGGAACAATTAGTGGTTCTGCTCAGATTACTGCATTCGGATTTACATCAGGTTCACATACTGATATTCCAAGTGGTACAGTTAGTGGTTCATCTCAATTAACTTCTTCATACGATTCAAGATACTTACAAACATCAACTTATACAACTGATTCTGCTTCGTTTGATACAAGAATTAGTAATATTGGTGACCATGCAAATATATCACACCTAAACGCATTTACTCAATCAGCAGGAGTAAGATTAGATTCTATTGAATCTTTTACTTCTTCAATTGATACAACAATAAAAACAAAATTAAATACTGAAGATGTATTAAGTGGTTCTATTGAATCTTTACTACCAAGTGGAGTAATTAGTGGTTCAACTCAAATTACTGATGGTAGTAATATTGTAAGTGGTTCTGTTTTAAGAACACTTGATGGTACTGGTGTAGTAAGTGGAAGTGTACTTCGTACATTAGATAGTACTGGTGTATTTAGTGGTTCATTAGTTGCTGGTTCAAATATTACAATAAATCAAGTTGGAGATAATTTTGAAATATCTTCTTCAGCAAGTGGTGGTAGTGCAAGTGTAACTGTTTCTGATTCAGCACCAGGTTCTCCATCACAAGGAGATTTATGGTGGAAATCAGATGATGGTAATCTTTATATCTATTACGATGGATATTGGGTAATTTCAACTGATATAACAACAGGTTTACCAACAGGAGTAGTAAGTGGTTCAGCACAAATAACTTCAGTAATTACAGATACATACATTTCAGCTTCAGCCGCTTCAAGTGGATTTGGTAGTGGTGGTTCATCTGATTTTACAACACTTACAAATGTACCAAGTGGATTAGTTAGTGGTTCAACCCAAATTACTGATGGTAGTAATATTGTTAGTGGTTCAGTATTAAGAACTTTAGATGGAACTGGCGTAGTTAGTGGAAGTGTACTTAGAACTTTAGATGGAACAGGAGTAGTAAGTGGTTCTGTTTTAAGAACACTTGATGGTACTGGTGTAGTTAGTGGTTCGGTACTTAGAACTTTAGATGGTACAAATGTATTTAGTGGTTCATTTATAGGACAAGGTGGAACAACAATCACATCTGGTAGTGGAAATGTAATCATTAGTTCATCTGCAAGTGGAGATGTAACCTTTAATGGAAATAGAATTATTTCACAAGATAAGTTACCAGCATTCTTTACATCATCATTTAATCCTGGTACAAGTGGTTCGGTACAAGATTTCTTAAATGCAGTATTTTATCCAAATAGTGAACCATCAATTACAACAGGTAATCAAACAATTTCAGAATATTCAGCAAGTAGTGCTCAAATAGTACAATTAGTTGCAACTGACCCTGAAGGACAATCTTTAACATTTGGAACTGCTTCATCTTATACTGATGATTTAGTAAGAGTTTCAAGTGGTGGTATAATGACATTAAATGCATTAGCAGAATCATCTTCATTTAATACAGATTCAGTTAGTGGTGGTCATGGTCATTTAGTAAAAGTTACTGCAACTGATACTTTTAATTCAACAGTAGAAAAAGATATTTACATAATTGTAACACCAAACGAAGCACCTAAATTTAGAGAAACTTCAGTTAGTGGAAATATTATTACTTCGGTAACCTCAAACTTAAATGAAAGTTCTGCAAATGATACTTTAGTAAAAAGAGTTTTCTTTACTGATACAGAAAGTGATACAATTACAATTACAACAAGTTCGATAGATAACAATCACTTTGATGTTACTGTTTATGGAACTTATTTAGATATTAGACAAAATACAGGTTCGTTAGATTACGAACAACAAACAACTTATAACTTTAGTATAACTGCTTCAGATGAACATTTTGAAAATGGTCAAGATTCTGATTCAAGAACATTTTTACCAATTACAGTAAATGTTACTGATAACTTGGTACCAGTTGTAAATTCACAAGTTGTAGGTTCAATAAATGAAAATTCATCAAATGGAACATCAGTAGGTTCAATATCTGCAACTGATAGTGAAGGAGATGGTATATCTTTCGTAACATTTGATTTACATAAATTATTATTAGATGGTTCAGCCGTATCAAGTGGTTCATATGGTGGTACATCTCAATTAACAGACCCACATGAAAATCCTTTCCAAATGGATTCAAGTGGTAATGTAACAAGAAAAACAGGTGTATTATTAAACTCTGATTTAATAAACTCTTATCAATATAGAGTACAAGTTAGAGATAATTATAACGCAACTATCTCATCTGCATCTGTTGCAACTATCAATGTTGTAGATGATACACCAGCAACACTTACAGATAACTTTAGTAATTTATTTATTAAAGAATCTGAATTAAGTGGTACAACTATAAAAACAACAAATTATGGTTCTACTGCGGCAGATTTTAATTCAAATCAAGGTGGTAGTTTTTCATCATCTAACTCACAAATTTCAATAAATGGTAGTGGAACATTATCATTAGGATTTAACATAAGTGGTTCGATAACTCAAAGTGGAGAAACAATAGATTCTACAATTACATTTACAAATACTTTTGGTACTACAACTAATCAAAATATAAGTGTATCAGTAATAGAAAATCATTTCCCATCTGCTTCATTTACTAACCAAACATCTAATTTCAACTCGAATTTAGCAACAACGAATACAAACATGGTTCTTGTTTCGATAACTGACACAGAGGGAGATACACCGTATTCTGCTTCTTTATCTGGTACTGATGCAGGAAAGCTTAATATCAATTATACAAACTCCAATTCATCCTCTCTGTACATTAGAGCAAATGAGAACTTATCTGCAGGAACCATAACTTATAACCTAAAAGTAACTGATTCATATAGTAAATCATCAGATTACACAGGTAGAACATTCACCATTGCAGCAGCCGATACGGGTACGCTTGGTGGTGATACAACTTCTTATATCATTGAATCATCTGAAAGTGGTTCAACTATTAGAGATGCAAGTGGATTTGGAAGTGGAAATGCTTCACAATTGAGTGTAAGTTACTCTCCATCATATGGTTCACCGGTTGTTCAATCATATACTTCATCAAATGCGGCAATTGCAGTTGATAATAGTGGTAATTTAACATTGGGTGTTAATATAAGTGGTTCAGTAACACAAAGTGGAGAAATTATTTCTTCAACTATTACTTTTAGAGACCAATATGATAATATTGGTAGTGGAACTGTAAATGTAAATGTATTTGCAAATCATTTCCCATCTGCTTCATTTACACAAAATACAAGTATCTATAATGAAAACCAAATGGTTAGTGGAAGTTTAGTAGAAAGTTTCACAATTACTGATACAGAATCAGATGTACCTTATAGTATTTCATTAAGTGGAACTGATGCAAGTAAAATTGATATTGTACCACAGAACTCAAACACATCTTCGGTACAATTAAAAACTAAACAAGATTTAGCAGGAGGTTCTTATACATATACAGTTGATGTTTCAGATTCTTATTCTAAAACTTCTCAGTATGATAGAACCGTAACAATCGCATCAGCAGATACAGGTTCAATTACAACAAATGGTACTTTCTATATTATAGAATCTGCATTAAATGGTGATTTCATATTTACTAATTCAAATGGTAGAACTGGTACACAAGGTGATTTAGGAGTTTCTTACTCACCAAACTATGGTTCACAAGTTGTACAATCATTTACTTCATCTAACGCACTAATTGATATAGATTCAAATGGTAACTTAAGTGCAGGTGGAAACATTAGTGGTAGTGGAAATACTGATGGTGATACTATTACATCAACGATAACATATAGAGACCAATACGATAATATTGGTAGTGGAAGTATAACAGTTAATATTGCTGAAAACTTTGCACCAACTGTAAGTTCAACTTCAACTTCAAACTTGAATACAAATCAAGCAACTGGTTCAGAACAAATATTAAACTTATTATTATCCGATACTGAAAGTGATGCTATTCCAAATGGTGGATTATCATTTAGTGGATTTAATTCAACTTATTTTACTCCATCAATCGCAACACCAAATATGAGATTGTTAGTAAATAATACTTCAGTCCCTGCTGGAACTTATGCTTATACAGCATCGATACAAGATACTCATGGATTTAGTACAACAACTGTAAGTAACACATTTACAGTCGCACAAGCATCGACTGGTTCTCTTGGTGGAGATACTGCAATTTATATTATAGAATCTGCAGAAAGTGGTTCGGTATTTAGAGACCAAACAGGATTTAATCAAGGAAATGCTGCTCAACTAAGTGTTTCTTATTCACCAAACTATGGGTCTCAAGTAGTACAATCTTATACCTCTTCAAGACAAGGAATATCTGTTGATTCAAGTGGTAACTTAACTGCAGGATATGACTTTAGTGGTTCAGTAACAAGTACAGATTACACAAGTACTGCACTTGTTAGTGATTCTACAAATAGTACATTATATGGTAAATCACTTCATGTAAATGGAATAAAGGTAGTACAAGGAGCAGCAACTGGTTCTCAATCAGCAGTACCAGATGCATTTACTGAAAAAGTTGCTCAAACAATTAAACTGATGGTAACTTCATCAGGTGCAGATATCAATGATACCGACCAAGCAAATATGATTGGTATTCTTAAAGGTGAAACAGGTACATGGCATAGTGGTTACCCAACTGCACAAAGAATTTTAAGAGGAGCAGGTTCGGATTACTCTCCAAACCCATTAATTGATTCTAATTATTCAAGTTATCCAGGTTTACAGAATTTCCAAGATTCTCACGCAACAGATGATATGATTTGGTATCTTAATTCTTCTGCAACAAGTGGTAGTGGAGATGATGATATTGTTGAAGTTATTGAACATTTAATGCACACAATACATCAATATGGGGTAAGAGGTGCAGTTAGTGGTTCATACAATGCATTATCTTGGGACCCTGATACTGATTCTGATTGGAATACTCGTGAATTATATCTTGCAATAAAAGAAGCAGTAGATGATAGTGTATTTGATATAAGTGATTATGGTGATGCAAGTTATAATACTGCATCAACATTTAAATTAATAGCAAAAGAATATCTTTACTTACTAAACTTTAATATGTGGGAATATTCTTCTTTATGGGATGGTGGTTCATTATCTCCAGAATGGAATGATAATTCAAGAACACCATCAGGTATTCAAACAAACAATCCATTAGGATATGCACTATATAACAAATATATAAAACCAGTTTTAACTAAACCATCTAAAACTGTTTTACAAAATATATTCCAAGATGGTGATGTTGGTGACCCAACAGTAGCAGGTTCATCAGGATACACACCAGAAGTTGGAACAGGATTAATTTCTAAAATAACATTTAGAGACCAATATGATAATATCGGAAGTGGTTCTGTAACCGCAACAATATTTGGTAACTCATCGCCAGTAGCATCATTTACACAAACATCAGGATATGAAAGTGATAATGCAACAAGTGGTTCTGATGCAGGTGCATT